GGTGGCCTCACGCTCTTGGAGCGTGCCGTGAGCATCGTGAGCCCGAAGCGCGCGAAGGAAATGGCCTTCACCCGCTTTGGCGTTGGCCTTGGCGCGGGCCAGTTCTCCGGCGCCCGGCATAGCAAAACGTGGGCGAAGAAGTGGACCCCGCGCGCGGGCTCAGCGGACGCCGACTCCATCGGCGATTTGCAAACGCTCCGCTCCCGCTCGCGTGACCTTGGCCGGAACGCGCCGATTGCGCGCGGCGCCCGCGGCACGAGCAAAACGAACGTGGTGGGGCCGGGCCTTCGGCTTCGCGCGAAGATTGACCGCGAATTGCTCGGCATCACCCAAGAGGCCGCGGAAACGTGGGAGCGCCGCACGGAAGGGCTCTATGACCTTTGGGCGCGCTCCAAAATGTCAGACGTGGCCCGGAAGCTGAATCACTATCAGCAACAGGCGCTCGCGTTCACGAGCGCATGGGATTCGGGCGATGTGTTCGCGCTCCGGCGTTACAAGGAAGGCACAAGCTTCATTGCCTTGTGCGTCCAGCTTATCGAAGCGGACCGCATTTGCACGCCGCCGGACAAAACCAACCGCGATGACATCCGCGATGGCGTGGAACTGGACGCGGACGGTGAGCCGCTGGCCTATCACGTCCTCAATAAGCACCCCGGGGATGACGCGCTCGCCACGTCCTACACCCCGGACGATTGGGCGCGCATCCCGGCGCGGGGCCAATACGGCATCCCGCTCATGGTCCACCTCATGGAGAATGACCGCGTTGGACAGTCGCGCGGCATCCCCGCGCTCGCGCCGGTCATTGAAGCGCTCAAGCAACTGGACCGCTACGCGGAGGCCGAACTCATGGCCGCCGTGGTGTCCGCCTTCTTCACGGTGTTCATCAAGTCCAATGGCGATGACACCGGCGGCACGGACCTCAACACGAGCCCGGGCGGATTCGTCACCGGCGAGGGCGCCGGGTGTGCTCCGCGCAACGAACTGGAATTGGGCTCCGGCACGGTTGCGGAATTGGGGCCGGATGAGGACATCACGATTGCTAACCCCAATCGGCCCAACGCGAACTTTGACCCGTTCTTCCTCGCGGTCATCCGCCAAATCGGCATCGCGCTCGGCATCCCCTATGAAGTGCTCATCCAACACTTCTCTTCGTCCTACACGGCGAGCAAGGCGGCGATTGAAACCGCGCGGCAACACTTCATGGACAAGCGCAATTGGCTTGCCACGGACTTTTGCCAGCCGACTTATGAGTGGTTCCTCTATGAGTGCGTAGCGCGCGGCATCATTGACGCGCCGGGCTACCTTGAGGACCCCGTGAAGCGTGCCGCTTGGAGCGGTGCGGAATGGATTGGCCGGGCGCCTATCGTGCTTGACGCGGAGAAGGACGCGCGCGCCGCCGAACTGTGGATTGATTTGGGCGTCAAGACTGTGGAGTCGGTCACTACCGAAACCACCGGCGGCAACTGGCAAGCGAACCAAGAGCAACGCGGCCGCGAGTGCGCCCTCCGCAAGGAACTCGACATCCAACCCGCCTCACCGGCGGACCCGCCGAAGCCGGGCGCTGAGCCCGCGGACACGGCGCCAAACAAAAAGGACGAATAGCATGCCGAAGGTGAAAGCTTTGGACGCGGCGCTTAGCGCCGTGTGGGCCATGGAAGAGCAAGCGCTTGAGAACTTGCTCAACATCGCCGCGCGCGAGCATGACGTGTCTTATGAGGCGCTTGAGGCTTATTCGGCCAAGCGCCTTGCGAACGCTGAGCAAGCGAAAATCCGCGATGGCGTGGCCATCATCAACGCTAACGGCCCGCTCTTCAAGCGCGCCAACATGCTCCAAGCGATTAGCGGCGCCACGTCCTATGAAATCATGATGCGCGACTTACAGGCGGCCAAGGACGCCGGAGCCCACGCGCTTCTTCTCAACATCGACTCGCCGGGCGGCGAAGCGAGCGGCATGCACGAACTCGCGCAAGCGATTTATGACGCGCGCGACACCATGCACATCGTTGCCTATGTGGGCGGGTCCGGCGCATCGGCCGCCTACTGGCTCGCATCGGCCGCGCATGAGATTGTGGTGGACCCCACCGCTATCCTTGGCTCCATTGGCGTCCAAGTCGCCTTCGCTGAGCCCGCCGCCAAGGCCGGTGAGAAGGTCTATAAGTTCGTTTCCTCTCAGTCGCCGAACAAGAACGCGCCGTTGAGCACTGAGGGCGGCCGCGCTCAAATCCAGCAAACCATTGATGCGATGGCGCAAGTTTTCGTTGAAGCCGTCGCGCGGAATCGCGGCGTGGCTACTGAAACGGTCCTTACGGACTTCGGCCAAGGCGGCATCTTCGTGGGCAAGGCGGCGGTGGAGGCCGGATTGGCGGACTCCATCGGTTCCTTTGAGGCGGTCCTCGCGGACCTCGCCGCAAGGGACCGCCGCACGAAGAACCACACGGGAGTCAAGGCAACCATGGCCGACGAAGTTACTTTTACCGCTGAACAGCGGAATGACGCGGTGAACGCCGCGGTTACCGCGGAGCGCGGCCGTGTCGCCGGGCTCACCCGCCTCGCCACCGCGCACAACGCGATGGACCAGCTTAACGCCGCGATTGAGGCCAACACCTCCGTTGCGGACTTCGCGCTCGCGCTGGCGGATGCCGCCATTGCCGCGCCGAAGGCTGAGGCTCCGGCCGCTCCGGCGCCCGCCGCTGAGGCTCCGGCCGCTCCGGCCGCCGCCGCCCCGGGTGCTGAGCGCATCGCCGCACTCAAAACCGATGAAGAGGCCGCCGCTGAGGCCGCCGCTTCGACGGGCAAAGAACCGGAGGGTGACACGGTTGAAGCCGTCGCCGCCCGCATCGCAGCCGCTTAACGCGAAGGGATTTTAGACCATGGTTGATGTTGTCGACACCGACTCGAATGTCCACGCCAGCGGCTTTGACACCGTTGGCACGATTACGCCGGACCAGCTTTATGACCGCTTCGACGTGCGGCGTAAGGGCACGCTTTCCAGCGGCACCGCTTACAAGCGCGGCCACCTTCTCGGCAAGGTGACGGCCACGGGTGAGTGGGTGGTTTCGACCGCCGCCGCCGTCGACGGTTCGCAGGACCCGCGTGGCGTGCTTCTCCATGACGTGGACGCCACCGCGGCGGACGCGGAGGGCATCATCGGCCGCATCGGCCGTTGCAACGGCAAGGCGCTGATTTTGGGCGCTGGCCACACGCTCGCTTCCATTGATGACGCGCTCTTGGACCGCGGCATCATCCTCGACAACATCATCGGCTAACGCCTCAAGCGCAAAGGGACCTATTCAATGGTTGACGCATTTTCGACTCAGGTTCTCAATCGCGTGATTGAGGACATGCCGGACGCCACCACGTTCCTCGTGGACACCTTCTTCCCGGAGGTGGACGTGCAGGACTCGGACACCATCATGTTCGACACCACGAGCGGCCGCAAGTTGGTCACTCCGTTCGTGTCGCCGCTGGCGGAAGCGCCGGTCATCGGTGAGGCCGGTTATGAAACCGACTCGTTCTCCCCGGCGTATCTCAAGGACAAGCGCCTCTTCAATGCCAACATGGGCACGAAGCGCTTGCCGGGTGAGAAAATCGGCGGCGAACTGACGCCGATGCAGCGCGTGGACCGCGCCATCAAGCGCAACCTCGCCGAACAGATTAAGATGATTTCCGGCCGCCTTGAGTGCATGGCCGGTGAGATTCTGACCACCGGCAAGAGCACCATCACCGGCGAGCGCTACCCCACGAAGGTGCTGGACTTCAAGCGCCGCGCGGAAAACACCGTCATCAAGGGCGCCGGGACCAAGTGGACCGACGCGGGCGTGTCGCCTTACGATGACGTTGAGGCGGAAGCGCAGGAACTGGCGGACGCCACCGGCTTCGCTCCCACGGATGTCGTTTTCGGCAAGGAAGCGTGGAAGCTGTATAAGAAGGACCTCATGAGCGAGGCCCATAAGGACGAGTTCGACTCGACCCTTAAGAATCTCTCGCTCAACGAGATTCACATGTCCTACGTTTTGCAGCCGCGCGATGGCGTCATTTATCGCGGCCGTGTCGGCTA